GTTTATGCCGGTCTGGGTCGATGAAACTGGAATTACTTCAGATATTGCTGCTGCTTCAAACATAATCAATATCAAGCTGCCGCCGATTAGATATTCTCAGTATTTCGTGATCCTTGATTCGAATAGAAATTATGAAATTATTCATGTTTATTCAATTGGACCTAATACAATAACGTTGTACGCAGGTACATATACATTAAACAGTTGGTCGAAAAATGATTGTATGATTTGTCCGCTGATTGCTGGCCGGTTCGATCCGCGGCCGGTTGTATCGGACGACAGTGATATCGTATCAGAACCGCAGGTCACCTTCATTGAAGACTGCGATGTGTTTTACTCGCTGACTCCGCTTGGGCAAAATTTGGCGGCGGTGGGTTCAACCATTTCGGCGTTTGCGAGTTATCCGATTTGGGATGTGCGTCCGACGTTCGTTGCACAAACCGATTCGACAGAGGTCGATATTTCAATTGATCCTATTGGATTTTATCGGCGCCCGCAAAAAACTGTTTATCCGCAAGCTGTCAGACGCGTACTCGATTTCACGTTTGTTTGTACGGAGCGGCAGACAATTCAAAGAATAGAAAATCTGTTCTCGTCAATTACAACGGCCGGGGTGACTAGTACGGTTGGATCTGTTGTGCCGTTTATGACTCCGACATGGCGCGGTGATCTTACGCTGATCGGTAATTTGCCTGGATCACCCGCGAACCAGATTGTTGTGCAAGTATCGACCTATTCCGATCCGGCGTTTAACGTAACGCCTGGTAAAGGGTATCTAGCGCTTTCGGATGCAACGCGGTTGCAGCCGGTGCATGCCACATTAATCGTTGGTGGCACATTGACATGTGAAGCGAATGTGACCGGAACATGGAAAGTGGGTCAAACCCAGATTAGTAATCTTGTTTTGGTAACGCTGCATGATGATTCGATTGCGTGGACATACGAGTCTGGTCAAGTTGCGACCGTAAAAATCAAGATGGTCGAAGTTACCGAGGAATATTCAACCCCGGCAACGTACGGAAGTCCGATTTATTTGTATCGGTTTACGCACAAGGTGCCTACAGCGCAGGTGTACAGGTTCACGAGTAACGAGGCGGCTGTTACCATGTCAGGCGATGGAACCTATCAGCCTGGACCGTTCAACCATAAGAACATCAAACTCTCGCTCGATCCGACCAGTGATGAAGCGCAAATTGAATCGTACGATTTTACAGGCAACCCGCTCTCGTTGATAACGCAAAATGGTAATTATGGTCTCAACGGTAAATTGATCTGCGAAATAATTGAGACAAACCGGTTTAATCTTGCCGCTAGGCTTCAAACATTTTGGGGTATGGCTGTCCAGTCCGATCCGGAAGGAAACAAATTTACCGTTACGTTCAGGCCGATTGATTCTGCGCTTGACCAAAAATCGCGCATGATGTTTCAACGCGCGTGCGTCTGGGATCTATACGGGATGGGGTGTGGCGTGCCTCTATCTCAGTACAGAATTGGAATGACTGTTACGGCTTTCGGCGGGAATATAGTTACTATAGTAGGAAGCGTAGCGTTTACTTTGCCTGCTCAATATTTGGTGTGGGGTTATATCGAAACACCAACAAAAACCGATCTGTACGAAGTTAGGTCAATCAATTATGCGCAGGTGTGTTATTCCGGTGTTCCATTTCAAATCAATGTAACGCGGCCATTTATGCATTTGGCTGTTGGCGATACCGTTTATGTTTATCCTGGGTGCGGCAAACGGTTTGTTGAAGATTGTATCGGTAAATTTAATAACAGCATCAATTTTGGTGGTAACCCATGGATACCAATCGACCCGCCAAACATCATAGGGGTATCGACTAAAAGTGGGTCGGGCGGTGGCGGTAAAGGTGGGGGAGGCGGCAAATGACAATCGAGCAATTGCGACAGACGATTGTGGCTGAAGCCTTGTCATGGGAAGGCACGCCATTTCATGTAGCTAGCTCAGCTAAGGGCCTAGGAGGCGGCGTTGATTGCGGCGGCCTTGTTATGGCGGTGTTTGCTTCAGTCAACATGGTTATGCCTGAACCGTTGCCATATATTGATCCTCGACACGCTTCGCACAACAAAAGGTCGTTTATTCTGGAATGGTTGGAACGTCATCCGGAACTGTGTCGAGACGTTTCTAGCGAAGTAACAATCGATGATCGCATTGGTCAAAAGGGAATACTTGCTGGTGACGTTGTTTGTTATAGGTACGGTCTTTGTGTGCATCATTGCGGGATCGCGATCAGTTCAGTGTACACGGTGCAGTCCGTGTATCCATACGGGGTTACAAAGTTCGATATGACTGGGCCGATTTTTCGAAAACAATATCAAGCCACGTTTCGCGCTCTTCCGTTATGTCATCAGTAAGCACGGCTACAAATAAGACAACCAAGCAGCGTGATCCGTACGGGATAAAGATACCGCAAACGAACACGAATCAGGAAGTTATCCAGATTCCATACGTGGCAGGTCTCGTGAAGTTACCGGTGATGTGGTGTGGTGGTCCGTATGGATTGCGTGTTGTCGATATCACGCAAAAGCAGGGATCTGGCAAAGGTGCAACGACATCGACGGTAGGTCACAAGTACTACGCTAATTTGATTGGTATATTATGTATCGGTCCAGTGGATCGGATTCGAGAGATAATTATAAATAATTCGCTTGTTTGGGTTGGAAGTATTTATAGGTCAGAGAGCCCTAGTTATGCGCAAATTGGGTTACCTAGTGACGATGGACAGATCCGCATTTATTGGGGAGCGTCAACTGATCCTGCGCCTAGTTGGTTTGGAACAAGTGAACCTTACGGACATCCTGGGTATCGGTGGCGTTGTCGAATTGAGTTCTTGCAACTCCTTTACGGCGCCAGCGACACGACGCAGGTACCGAACGTAGAGGTTGTTTTAGAGAGGCATCCATCTTGTGCACAGTTTGATCAGTACTTTGGTCCAGGTAATCACGCGCTTTACATTGAGGAACTAGGAGTCAGCCCGTTTGGTTGTATTTACGAATGGATGTTCCATCCTGTCTACGGTGCCGGGATACCGGATAATACGGATTTTACCAATTGGAGGAATGCAATTGCCGATACTCATCTCAATTATATAATGATTAACCCGAAGGTTGATGCGGCTGAGACCTTCAAAAGCTTGATTCAAAAAGCGCTCCAATATTTTGATGGTTGGATCAGGATGTCGCCAACTGGACAGTTGCAGATTGGCCGGTTTGCGCATGTGAATGCTGTTCCTGTCACGACATTGAACGATCATGATTTTCTTGGTGAGCCGAAGATTACAACCAAGATGCTCGATGACACGCTTAATCAGGCGATCGTCAAGTTCGTAAATCAGTACAACTATTTTAAAGATGACGCCGCGATTTATAATGACTTCGGCAACCAGTTAGTCACTGGCTACATTAAGTTTGTCAATTACGATCGACCGTGGATCTGTAATCCTGATTTAGCGTTTCAAGCCGCTTCGGTGCTCGGGATGCTTTACGCTAACCCGATCATTTCCGGCACGATAACGGTTTCGAAGGAGTACGTAGCAGGAGTTAATCCTGGCGATCTTATCCAGATCGATTCGGATACGTACAATCTAGCTGGCCTATTCCGAGTCAAAACGATGACCTTATCGGAAGCTACTAAATGGACATGCGAAGTCGAGATAGAACAGGAACGCGGTACGTTTCCGACGCTTTACGCAGATACTGCCGCGCCATACCCAACAAAACCAGAGATTGAAGCGCTTGATATAACGTTGGCGCGTATAGTGGAACTTCCGCCTGGGCTCGGAAAATCTGTTTACAGTTTAATGGTAACGATTTTAGCGGAACGCGAAGATCCATTAATGCAAGGGTTTATTCCCTGGTTTACCCAAGATCCGATCGGAAGCCAGGTGTACGATGATACGAATATTTCGTGTCGATTCGCAGTTGGAGCGAAACTAATGGCCGAGACGGGGATCACAGGTGAAATAGATACAGCAGTTGGGTTTTGGCTTAAGGCTAATAATTTTGACGGGGCGCTGATTCAATCGCAACCGGATCTAGCGAGAGATAATTTTGAGTGGTTGATCTTTATCGGGAACGAGATCATGTCACTTGGCCAAGTGGTCGCTTACGGCGCAAATCTTTACCACGTATTTACACGCCGTGGCTGTTTCGGAACAACGATTGTTGAGCATTACACCAACGAGCAAGTGTGGTTTGTTCAACGCGCGAATATGCCTATGGTTACGCATTCAACATGGAAAAATGGCGATACATGGTATTTCAAGCTGCAAGGGTTTAATCAAACCCACATTTACGATCTCAGTTTGTCATCGATTTTTTCCTATACGTTTCGTGGTGATGCTGGGTCAAGCGGGTTGCTAGGGCCAAGTAATTTCATTGTTGGCACATCTGGAAACGCCGTCTTATTCAACTGGAAAGATGATCCGTCGCCAGGCGTCGTCGGCTACGAGATCAGGTACGGAGCTGTGAATGGCGTTTGGTCAAACGCTCGGGTGTCAGTCACTAAGGTGACAAATAGCCGGAACGTGCAGCTTACCAATATCCCGCCCAACGTCTGGAAATTTTACTTAGCGTCAATGGATATGTTCGGATCGTACTCGATCCCGGTAACGTATATCCTGACGATCCCTGCGTTTACTTACATTCTGGCGGAAAAGAATTATGGGCCGGTTCAGCACGGTCTTGATACCGGAATTGAGCCTACCCTGGATTGGGACGTGGGAGCCGGTACGATTCTCACAAATTGCCTAGTGCATCCGACATCGTACGGGTTATTGCCGCAAGATACGCATATGGCTAGTTATGTGCCGCCGGGCGGCACCGGGTTTGAGCTCTTTGACAATTTTGTTAATGGATGGCCTGCTGTATGCACTGCTGAGTTTCCTGTGATCGATTCGTTGGGGAGCGGTTCAAGTATTCGCAACTCAGAGATCGTGAACGAATATTTGATAGGTCTGTTAAATCAAGGGATCGCCGGCGAAGATTTCTTGATCTCGTTAAACCCGACCTGGGCGCAAGCAACGATTGTTAACGGCGTCGTGCATCCGACTTGTTACTGCGTGATTCCGACAACAATTCATAATGCGAGCTATGTGCCAACAGGCGGCACCGGGTTTGAACTCTTTGACAATTTCATTTTCGATGTTAAACCAACGACATCGATCAGCTATATACAGGATGTAAACGAACCGTATCCGTGGGATGCAACACTGAACGCTGTCTGCAAATTTGGGTACTCGAACGGGTCTGTTTCCCAAACGCTCTCAATCAGTTGGTCGAGCGATCGTATTACTTGGAATCAATTGACAAGTGGCCCGGGATCGTTGGCGGCGAGTTACATCGCGCGCTACGTAAAGTTTAATCTTTCGCTCGATAACACGCATCCGGTCGGGTTCGTGGATGCGATGAGCGGCGAAATCATTGCTGGATCATCCAAATATTGGACATCGATCCTGGCGCAGATAAAGACGAGCTCGGACAATATCACGTTTGGTAATTGGATCGAGGTATCATCTAACTTTGTTTCTGACGAGTACATTAAGCCGCGTGTTACATGGAACCCGACTAGCGGAAAATGGCCGGTCTCAGTGTCGTCCCTTTGGCTCTTGCTTGATTCAGTCCAGAATACGCAATCGGATTTCAGTGTATCGGTTCCGTCCGGTGGCGTAACGATCACTTTCCCGATTCCGTTCCGCCAAAAAGTGAGTGTGACGGTGACCACAGTATCCGGGTCATCTGGGTACGCTGTAGTTACCAGTTATACGCTGACGGGGTTTACGGTTCAGGTGTTTAATGCCGGGTCGCCTATCGCCGGAACAATTAATTGGCACGCAATAGGAATTTAATATGCCAGCAGTCAATCAATCGCTTGTCCCTTATAATCCTCTTGGTCGCCCTAATTATGGTGACGGAACGTCGTATACAAACTCAGTTGATGCATGCTTAGCGATTTCGGGTCAGCTCGCCGGTGCGCTTGCGGTGGTGCCGAACTCGCCGGCGGCGATGTCTGTGTTGGTAGATATCGGGTACACTATTCCTAGGCCAGGGCAAACCGTACCGGCGTGGTTGAATAATGGCGCTGCACCGCAAACGGTATCGTTAGCTGCGCCTGGATCAAATTCGTATTACGCGACGATCTATTGGAATCTGTTGACGGCAACGGCAGGTGCTATATACGGTGCGCCGGCAACAAGCCCGACTCCGATAATACCTGATGGCAGTTACCAAGTTCCGTTAGCTTTTGTTTTAATAGCTAGCACGGATACTACAATAATTGCAAGTAAAATTGTAGATGCTCGGTTCGTGATACCAGATAAACCTCTGACGGCGTCTCTTGGGCTCGTTACAACAAATCAGATAGTGAATTGTCAGGGTGCAAGCATTGTCCATGTAAACATGGTATTAAACGCTTATGTGACGTTGACCTTAAATAATTTACGATACGGTGTCCCGATATTTATTACTGCAACAAATGTAAATGCCGCTTCTGTGGTTTTAAAGTTAGGAGCAACTACGCCAAGTGGTTTAACGTATGCAATTAACGGTAAAATCGCCGGGACAAACGCAACACCAACAGATATGGCTGCAACTGGCGCAACCCTAACAACTGGCGATGTAATTTTACTTATTGGAAGTATAGTGCCAGGTCAGGCGATAATGTTTGCAATTTGTTAGTGAATAACTCAATGGCTGCAATAGTCCAAATCGATTCGGATCTTGCCAATGCAATCGCGGGAATTGTTTTAGCGGCTGCAAACACCGGTCTCATTGATGCGGTCACCAGTGATCAATATCGTGCGGCGTTAATGCCTGCATCGCAGACGATCGTGCGCAAGTTCACCTGGATCATTCCGGCCGTAACCCAGACCGCGCAGACGCCCGGTGTCGTGGCGCTCTGCGATGACGGCAACATTTACGAGACGACCGATGTCACCGCGACGCCGGTCGTGTGGGTCGCGAAAGGAGGGGCGCCGCAAACATGAAACTCGTTATCTACCGCGATAACAATAACACGTTGCAAGTCCAGGTGTTTCATGCGGATGGGTCACCTTGTAATCTTTTCGGGTGCCAAATCCTGATGGCGTTTAAGAGCGATCAATCGTTACCGAATTCTGCTGCGTTGATCATTAAAGGAACAACGCCGCCTTATTCAGGAATAACGATTAGTAATG